CGTAAAGGTCATGACTTTAGATACGCTATGAATTCATCAAAACTTGAACGAGAACTCGGATGGAAAGCAAAGACTAACATCACCGAGGGACTTCGTAAAACATTGGAGTGGTATAATAATGCGTAAGGGAATTATTTTATCAGGTGGAATGGGTACAAGATTATATCCATGCACTGAAGTCACATCAAAGCAATTACTGCCAGTTTATGATAAACCGCTGGTGTATTATCCATTGTCTACTCTGATGATGGCTGGTATTCGTGATATCATGATTGTAAACTCACCAAATGATGCTGCTGCATTTCAGCGTTTATGTGGTGATGGTTCTCAGTGGGGTATCAGCATTTCATATGCAATTCAGAATGAGCCAAAGGGTATTGCTGAATGTTTTCGTATCTGTGAAAAGTGGATTGGTAAAGACGACGTTACACTTATTCTTGGTGATAATATTTTCTATGGAAATGAACTCATAAATCGATTCAATGCTGCCACATGGAATCATATTGGCTGCACTTTGTTTGCCTATCATGTTTCTGATCCAGAAAGATTTGGTGTTGTTGAGTTGGATGACAATGGTGATTTGAAAGCCATTCTCGAAAAACCAAAATATCCACCAAGCAATTATGCGGTCACTGGGCTTTACTTTTACGACAATAAAGTAGTAGACTATGCATGGCAGATACAACCTTCTGCGCGTGGTGAACTGGAGATTACTGATATTAACAATCTCTATCTGAAGCATCATGATGTGAAGGTTGAATATCTAAATCGTGGTATTGCATGGATTGATACAGGCACCTTTGAATCTCTCTCAGAGGCATCTGTATTCGTGGGTTCTGTTCAGCGTCGAACTGGAATGATGATTGCGTGTCCAGAAGAAATTGCATTTAAGAATGCATGGATTACTGAGAATCAGGTTCGCGCTTCAGCAGAAAAATATTGTAAATCTGACTATGGAAAGTATTTGAGCAAAATACTACAACAATATGAATATATTAGTCGTCGGTAGAGGTTGGGTTGGTCGAAAAATGTTCGACCAGCTGGTGATTGGTGGACATGTGGTAACACTTTGTCCACACTATAAAGCAGAAGAAGCAATTAATAAAGTCGATTATGACTGGGTTGTGAACTGCGCTGGTGTTACTGGTTATCCAAATGTTGATGCTTGTGAAGATGTCAAAGCAGAAACTGTGGAAGGTAATGCAATCTTTCCAGTTACTCTACAAAAGTTGTGTGAGTCTTTCGAAATTAAATTTGCTCATTTCTCTAGCGGATGCATTTATGAAGGAGAAATTACAGATGAATATGCTGATCCAAATTTCTTTGGCAGCACATATTCTGTAAGTAAAGGTATTTCGGATATTCTACTGAAAGATCGCTGTTTGGTGTTTCGAGTTCGTTTGCCATTTAATGGATCGCATGATCCCAAGAATCTCTTACAAAAGTTGTATAATTATTCAAAATCAGGTAAACTAGTAGAAGGTGGTCTAAATTCTATCAGTGATATTGATGAAGCGATTGAGAATGCTGTCAATTTAATTGAAACGAATGCGAATGGACCATACAATCTTGTAAATCAAGGTGCAATTACAACACACGAAATTGCAGAGATGATGGAGTTACAATGTGATTGGTGGACAGCCGATGAGTTTAAAACTGTTGCTGTTGCTCGCCGATCTAATTGTATTATTCCTTCATACGAAGAGATGTCGCCAGTTAAATCTGCTTTGTTAAGAAGAATTAATCAATTTAAGGAAACACTATGAAGACTGATGTGGAAAAAATGATTGAACGACTTGTTGAAGAAGTTGGCACACCGAAGTATGCATACAACTGCAAAGAGTTCAATTCAGAAAAAGATACAGTGTTCTATTCTGGTCCATATTGGGATGAGAAAGAAGTGATTGCTGGCGTCACTGCATTCCTCACAGGCAAGTGGCTCGTCTCTGGTGAGAATGTTGCAAAGTTTCAGTGGGCATTTGGTCGTAAATTTAATGTAAAGCATTGTCACATGGTGAACTCTGGTTCATCAGCCAATCTTACGATGGTTGCTGCACTCAAGAAACATCTCAAATGGAAAGATGGCGACGAAGTCATCGTATCACCCGTCGGATTTCCGACGACAATTGCTCCACTTGTTCAGAATAATCTCAAGCCAGTGTTCGTTGATATTGAAATGAACACATTGAACTTTGATCTAAACAAGATTGAAGAGAGAATCAATGATCGCACTGTTGCTATCTTTGTTTCACCAGTGCTTGGCAATCCTCCTGATATGGATTATCTCGCACACCTTGCTGAGAAACACAATATTCGTTTGATTGGTGACAATTGCGACTCGCTTGGTACAAAGTGGAACAAAACTCTGCTTACGGATTATTACTATTCTTGGACAACTTCTTTTTATCCTGCTCATCACATCTCAACTGGCGAAGGCGGGATGGTTTGCTCAAACGACGAAGAACTCATCAACACTGCACGCAGCATTAGCTGGTGGGGTCGTGATTGTCGTTGCGTGGGTGCTGCTAATCTTTTGGCTTGCGGCACGTGCGGCAATCGTTTCGATAAATGGCTCGAAGGATACAACGGAATCATCGATCACAAATATCTCTTCACAAACATGGGATACAATCTCAAACCACTCGACCTTCAAGGTGCGATTGGTATTGAACAGTTGAAGAAGATCGATGATATCGATGTAAAGCGTCGTCTCAATTTCCAGCGCATCAAGAGTTTCTTTATGCGTTATGTTCCTGGCGTTCGAGTGGCGAGCAATCTTGATAAGGCTGATCCTTCGTGGTTCGGTGTTCCATTGATTACTGATACACCAGAACTCAAGGAGAAACTCCAGGCATTCTGCGAAGCGAATCGAATTCAGACTCGCAATTACTTTGCTGGCAATATTCTCTTGCATCCTGGATATAAACATCTAGATGATGCTTCTAAATATCCAAATGCGAATAAGGCATTGAGCAATGTATTCTTTGTTGGATGCCCACCGCATTATGGCGATAAGGTTTGGGAATACTACGAAAGCGTGATGCAGAAATGGGAATGCTAAACGTCTTTGGTGGATACGGTTTTGTTGGTACGCAGTTTCTGAATACAACAAAAAACGGATACATCAAAAACTATCGAGATAACTACGAAGTACGTTCTGCTGACTGCGTTTATTTTATCAGCACTGTGCATAACTATAATGTGCAGACTGATTCTCTTTTAGATATTAATACGAATCTTGTCGTTTTGATGAAGGTTCTTGATAACTATCGAGAATATATAAAAAAGACTGGCGAGGTAGGATGCTTCAACTTCATTTCCAGCTGGTTTGTTTATGGACAAGACTCTGGATTTGGCACAGGTTCTCGTGGAATTCCTGAAACGGATCTATGCGATCCGAAGGGATTTTATTCAATTACAAAACGATGCGCCGAGCAGTTGCTTATGTCATACTGTGAAACGTTCAATCTAAACTATCGTATTTTAAGGTTAGCAAATGTATTGGGTGCGGAAGATAAAAAGGTATCTGCGAAGAAGAACGCGCTCCAATATCTATTGGGGGAGATCGCTGCAAACCGACCCGTCGATCTCTACGATAGCGGTTATTTTTATCGTGATTATATTGATGTGCGGGATTGCGCTCGAGCAATCGATTTGGTGGTCAACAGAGGAGAAGTCAACTCCATCTACAACATCGGAAACGGATACCCAATAATCTTCCGAGATATTGTGCGTTATGCAAGAGATGCAATGGACTCTGCATCAGAACTTCGAACAATCGAACAGAAAGAGTTTCATAAGAAGGTTCAATCTTCTCGCTCTTTCTTTATGGATAATACCAAATTGAGAGATTTGGGTTATCGTCCAGAGTGCACAATCCAGCAAACGATTGACGACATTATCTATAATATACTGACATCAAAAAATAACTAAATATACTATAATCCCACAGTGTGGAGAGAGTATGTTTGGCTTCAAACAGTATATTCCGTTATTAACAGAGCAAAAAGCACCTGCTCGCGGAATTCAACACCTTCCTCATCCAGCCGAGTCTGCCTTTCATGTAAGAAAGGGTGCAGTCGGCACTGCTCTCTCCAAGATTCAAGGTGCAATCAGCGGTCGTTCTCCAATAACTAAGAAAGTCGACGATCGCATGTCAGTCCAGGTCATTAAAACACCAGAAGGAAAGGTTGGTGTTAAGTATAAAGGACCTGGAGCGCAGTATAACTTCTCACATGAAGATATAAAGAAACAGTACAGCCATAAACCATATGTTGCTGGTCCTCTTATGAACATTCTAAATCACGTTCATAAGATTCTTCCAGATAAGGCAGGAGAATATCAAGGTGGATATCTCTCTGCTCCAGAAGATAGAACGGAAGAAGATGATCATATTGGTCACAAACCGAACACAATTAAATATTCTATTCCAAAGAACTCTCCAGAAGGAAAGAAACTTGCTCGTTCTCGAGTGAGTTTAGTGATCCATTCTAAACTCGATAACGAAGGTAATGCTTCGCCTGTAGAGCACAGCGAGTTTAAAGAACATCCAGATGTTCATCTAATGAATCATAGCGTTTCTGCTGAAGAAAGAAAGATCGCTCCAGAAGCAAAGCGTAAGGCAATGGAACATATTGCAATGGTCAAGAAACTCTCAAAAGACCATTCACACGAACATCACGAAGGTCATGACGAAACACTTAATCGTTATGCAAATTCTACTCTCGATACTGGAGAAAAGCCAAGCGCAAAGGGATACACAAAGTTCCTCGAAAAGTATCATCAAAAGAGAATCGATTCTGTAAAGACAGAAAAGGCTAAGAATCAAAAGGCAGAAGAAATGAGAGCTGCGATCAATCATGTAAATGATAATCTTGGTAAATTTGATCGCACTTTCGACATTCATCATCATATGCAACAAGCCACCTATGCTGTTTCTGATGCATTATCTAAAACTGCACACGGTGGATATAAACATCACATTGACGGACAAGAAGCTGCAGGAGAAGGGTTTGTTTCAGGTGGCGTTAAATTTGTTCCTCGTAAATTCACTGAAGCCAATCGTAAACGATCAGCGCAATTAAGAGCGCAAAAGAGTGTAATATGAGTAAGGCAACCTTCACATTCGGTCGTTTCAATCCACCGACTGAAACTGGACATGGTAAGTTGGTTAGTGCTGTGCAAGCCCATGCAGAAAAAACGGGTGGTAATCATTACATTTTCCCATCACACTCTCAAGACGTAAAAAAGAATCCATTGAGCCACAGTCATAAAGTCGGTGCAATGCGCCAATTATTTCCAAATGCAAACATTGTTTCTTCAGGTAGAGTGCGAACAGCAATTGATGCAATGAAACATTTAGAAAAGAAAGGGCACACTCATGTAACAATGGTTGTGGGTTCTGATCGAGTAGCAGAGTTCCATGGATTGCTTTCTAAATACAGAAAGAAAGAATTCCCAGGAATCAAAAAAGTCAACGTTGTCTCAGCAGGTAATCGTGATCCAGACGCAGAGGGCGCAGAGGGTATGTCTGCATCTAAACTTCGTGACTTGGTAAGACAAGGAAAAGAAAAAGAATTTATTTCACACTACAGCGATCCAAAGTTGGGCGCGGATATACACGATAAAGTAAAAGCAGGTCTTCAAATGGAATCAACAAACCCAGTCGGCATTTTTCTACTTGGTGGTCCAGGAAGCGGGAAAGATTACGTTTTGAAAAACATCTTTTCTCGTTTTGATTTGACCGAAGTTCAAGCAGAACAAATTCTCAATGGTGCTGCTGCAGAATTACTCGAGCAAAATGCAAACATCATAATCAATGGTATTTCAGATTCTACAAAGATCGCAGAGATTCAAACATTCCTCGAGGGATATACTTTTGATTTTGTTCATGTATCTGTCACAAATAAAGTGTCACGTTTGCGCAATGAACAACGCGAACAGCCATTAATTGAATCAAAGCGTATTGAAAAATTCCTAAAGGCAGAAGAGCTCTCAAATTTAACAGAAGCATTCGTGTTTAATAATTCAATTAATCTTAATGAATCTTCAGAGTTAGAAAAGGTTTTCTTCGCTGATCAAATTGAAAAACTCCTAGAAAGAGTTACCGATCTTGGTCTCGAGATGAAGACAAAGGCAGAGCCAAAAGCATTTTCTATGATTAAAGAAAAGTATTTTCCACCAGTTGCAAAAGATAAAGCATCTGGATTACCAAAGAAATATGTTCGCGGGTTGAGCCCATCTACAGCAAAGGCACGTGCTGCTCATTGGAAAGAAAAATCAAAGTTATCTGACAGTGATCCAAGAGCATATGAACCAGCTCCTGGCGATGCAACATCAAAGACAAAACCAAGCAAGCACACAATTGCTGTTCGTAAGATGATGAAAAGCGAAGAAACGCAAACAGAAGCAATTCGTCGTGTTCCACGCAGTGGAAATATAACGGCTGTGACCACAAAAAGAGAATTAAACGACGCTGAGAGAGCAGCATTCGAAAAAGCCAAGAATGCAATTGCAACTTCAAAGGTCCAGGAAGAAACAATTGAAGAAGGCGATAATTCTATTTCAGCCAAAGCAAAGAGAACAGGCATTTCTGTCGGAACACTACGCAAAGTTTATAATCGCGGAGTTGCTGCTTGGAACTCTGGACATCGTCCAGGAACGACACCACAACAGTGGGGTCATGCTCGTGTTAACTCCTATATTAATAAGGGCAAGACATATCACACAGCAGACAAAGATCTACGCGAAGCAAGTCAAGTTGATATTGATAAACTATTTGAAATGCAATTGATGGGTACTGACGAATATCGTCAACATGCAATTGCAATGACGCCAGGACAATCTCAGGAGATAGCAAATGCTTTTACAACTTCTGTCAAAACTGATAAGAAAAAAACCAACGAAGGGTCAGAAGGAGAATGTGGTTGCGGTGGAAACTGTAAGTGTAATGACACTAATGGAGACACAAGTAACGGCACTGTTCGAAAATTCTCTGAACTCAGAAAAGAAGCCAAAGAAAGGGACGGCACAGACGATGGAGTCGAAACCCAACCAACGCTCACGACAAAACACAAAAAAGGTGCATTGAAACGTCCAAGTCATTATGACTATACTCTTCAAGGTCTACCAGTCACTGCAAGATTTAATGCGCTTGAGGACAAGAAACCAGAAGAAAAGATGATGCCAACTCCTCGACAAGTTCCAGCACCTCCAGGCGGTCATGCTGTTCCAAAAGGATATAAGCGAGTCAAAGATCATATCGCTGGTTGGAAACTGGTCAAAGAAGAAGATGCTCCAGAACTAACTTTAGAAGAAGCAGTTCAGTATCACCTTGACAATAACATTTCAATTACTGAAAACGTTTTCCGTCCAGCATCTGAGATGTTCTTTGATATGATCGGTGAAGCAAAGCGTCTCTATAAAGAAGGCAAGTACACTCCAGCTGATGAATATGAAGTTGATATGCTCAACTCAGATATCGGAGAGATTGTAGAATACGAAGGAAAGGCAGTCGTTCTTGATTATCCTATTGAGGAAGGTCTTGAAGAATGCTGGACTGGATATACTCAAAGGGGAATGAAGAAAAAGGGTAATAAGATGGTCCCTAACTGCGTCCCTGTAAACGAAGCAGACGATCCAACTGATGGCAAGGGTATCGGTAAACCATTCCGTTCAAATGGTGGTGGTGCAGTTTATGTCCGTGTTGGTGATGGCGTTCGCAAGATTAATTTCAGCCAGTCTGGAATGACAAAGAAGTTCAACGATCCTGCAGCAACTCGCAGTTTCGTTGCTCGTCATCACTGCTTGTCTAATAAAGATAAGACGTCAAGATCTTATTGGGCATGCCGTTGGCCAAGATTCTTTAGCAATTCAGGAAAAACATGGTGGTAAATGGAAGGCGAAAAGCCATACATTGATGAAAAACTAAATAATTGGTCGTTCATTCGCACATTTGATCATAATGTGCTAATGGATGAGCTGGTTTGGCATCGCGATGAAAATGGTAGATATATTGAGGTTTTAGAAGGTAGTGGTTGGGAATTTCAATTCGACAATAGACTACCTAAAAAATTACACAAAGGTGATCGGTTTTTTATTCCAGCAAAAACCTTTCACAGAATAAAGCGTGGGAATACAGATCTTAAAATAAGGATCGAGGAATTTTAAATGGTAGACCTAGAAAAAATATGGAATAGAGTTTTGGACAGAGGTTCAAAAAAAGCAATAGCAAATTTAAGAAATGTACATGCAAACAATCCTAGATTTCAGGAATTATTAAAGAATCGAGGAGAAGAAGGTGGTAGTCCATCTGCCGCTGCCGCAAAGAAAGTCAAAGTTGAACCACGAAAGATCATTGCTGTAAAGCCAGATTCTATTCGTGCTTTGAATGCAGCAAGACAACAAGCATATCTGGCAAAGGGTGGTCGTCAACCAATCGGAGCCATGGGCTCTGATGGAAGCAATGTAATGGCTGGTGGCGGACAATCAACTGTAAAAGATCTAAAAGCAAGTATTAAAGCAGGATTTAACCCTAGAGTCTCTCTTGATCCATATGAATCAAAAAGAGCAAAGAAAACTGGACCGAGGTCACTAAAAATGAAAAAAGAAGAACTTCAAATTGATGAAGCTGAAGCATTGAGCCCAGAGGCGGCAAAGAAAAGAAGAATTTTCAACCTCAAATTAAAATTAATTAAGTCAGTTGCCAACAAAAAATCATATACAAAACCATCAAAGGTGGATGAACCAAGATTATCATTAAATCCATCAAGGGATTTGAAGTTGCAACCAAAATCTCTGCCAACTGTTGCTGTTGGACATTATGTAGAAGAAGTCCAGATTGACGAAATCACTGGATATGAAGGTGTCAAAGATCGAAAGGACATCATCAAAAGAGCAGCAGCAATGAATAGAATGGGCAAGGATGTATTTCTTGCAAGAGTAAAGGCTCGTGCTGCTGAAATGAGAAAGGAAAAGGCATCAAAAGAACCTGCAAAAGAAGAAGTTCAAATTGATGAAGTATCAAAGAAAGAAGCCGAAGAAATGCTCGGCGGTCCAGTCAAAGACAAACCAAAGGGTCCAGCAGGTAAACATCCTCTTGGATATAGACTCGCAAGAAGTGCTGCTCGTAGAGCAATGAAAGGCGCAATTAGTGCAGTTCACAAATCAATGGAAAAGACCATGGCGAAAGAAGAAGTCGAAGTTGTTGATGAAAAAGTTGAGATTTTTCACAGGCAAGGTCCTGGTGCCGACATGGAACGCTATCACAAAGATACCAGCAATCCTGCTGCGGTCCTCGCTCGCAAAAAAGCCGCTGATGCTGCTAGAACATCGCGTGTCGCTGGAGACCTCAAAGCAAAAAAAATGGGTCAAACTATGTCCACAGGCAATGGTGGCGGAGTTAAAGCCGTGAGCACTACGAGCCAAGGTTTCAAGAAAGAAGAAGTCGAACAGATTGATGAACTTATTAGAGTTACGGATACTTTGGGTACTCATCCTACAGGAAAGGATAAGCCTGGTTCAAAACCACATCCTCACACATCCGCATTACGTGGTGCGGCAGCAAACATAGTCAGGGATTATAGAAATAATCCTAAAAATAAAAAAGGTGGAAAAGTAGATTATTCCAAACTTCCTGCAAAAACGGGCTTTGAAATAACAAAAGAAGAAGTCGAGCAAGTAACTGAGCAAGATGATTCAATGGAAAAGAAAGAGATGGCTCAAACTCAATTGCACTTCATGGCATATGCTGCAAAAGAAATCCTTGAGTTCATTGATATGGGTGGCGAAATTGAAGAGTGGTATCAAAACAAACTCAGCAAAGTTCAATCAGAAGTTGAAAGTCTACACTCATACATCGAAGGCGAAAAGCGTCGAACTGGTATGGTTGAAGAAACAGAACAAATTGATGAGAAAAACAAAGAAAATGCTAATCGTCGCAAAATGATGGACGCTGAGAAAGGTGCCAAATTTAAATCGCAAGGTTATTATACACCCGAACCAACATCAAAACAAAAAGACGATCAGGCTCACAACAAGATGGTTGGTCGCGCTATTCGTAAAATGACTAAAGAAGAAGCCGTAACAGAAGCTGAAGGCACTGTTGCTGTTACTCCAAAACAAAAGGCACTCGCTGCACATCACGGCGATAAAACAAGAATCACTTACGGTGATGTAATCAAGGCAAGACTCAAATCAGTCGCTGCAAAGAAGATGGGTAAGTAATATGAAACATATAGTCGAACTCAAATACACCAATCCTTCTCACGAACATGTTTCTTTGCGTCGTCGCGTAGAAACAGTCAATCGTGTTGTTGAGGCTCAAAGTGCTGACGAAGCCTTGAATCGTGCTGCAAATCAGCAACGTTCACTCGGTTTTCGTATTCAATCTGCTAACATTGTTGAGCAGACTGAAGTCATTTCAGAGGGAGTTGAACTTGAAGAAGGTAAAGTTGCAAAAGCACTCGCTGTTGGTGCAATGTCGTTAGCGTCAATGGGCGCAAAGGCTCATACTGATACAACAAAGTCAGTGGCTCAACTTGCTGCTGAACGCCCAGCACTTGCTCAACGATTACACGATATTGGCGCAACAGGTCAAGTCCCAGCATCAGATAAGCGTGCTGCAGAGTTGCAAAGAAAACAAGATCAAGAAATGCCAGCATCAGAGCGTCGCGCGAAACAATTGAAAAAAGAAGAAGTCGATATCGATGAAGCCAAAAAACCACTCAAGCCATCTTACTGGAGAGCAGAGTGGCGTTTAGGCACACAATCTGAAGTTGACAAAAACAACAAAAAACTTTATGATCGTCTTGCAAAAACTGATCCAGATAAAGCCAAGAAGTTCCACGACAATCTTATGAAACTTCGCAAGGAAGAAATCGAGCAGATTGATGAATACAAAGTTAACAAAGATATGCCTTCTTGGGGAAAATCTAAAGAAGATCGACGACACATTGCAAGAGGATTTCATAACAGCCTTTCTGGCGGATTAGGATCAAGACTTGGTGGTGAGGGTGGTGGTGCCCAAACTAACAAATCAGGTGTTCTTTTGAAGAAAGTGCAAAGAAAACTCGCAAGCAGAGCAAAAGAAGGTGATAGAATTGTTGGATTAAAAGGCAATCTTCCAGAAGAAGTCGAGCAAGGTGTGGCGGAGGCTGCATTTAAAGACCCTAGCCCTATGATGAAAGACAGAATTAAGCAAGATAATATTCGCAGTTTAAAAAATCTCATTGCTATCGCCAAAGTAAAAGGTGTCCATCATAAAGTCAAAGAACTTGAATTAGAATTGAAAAAATTGCGAGAAGAAGTGGAATCAGTTGATGAAGGCGTTGCAACAGCACAGAAGGTTATGGATCGCGCAAAAGTAGTTGCTAACACAAATCCTGATCCAAAAAAGCGATTCGCTGCAGGTGGTCTTGCTCAGAAGGCAATGTTAAGAACAATCAATCCAACAGGTGTAAATACTGGCATCACTCGTGGTGGTGGAAACAAAACATATCGTATGCTAGGTAAAGTTCCACCATATCAATTGACTAAGAAAACAGGTGTCTCAGAAGAAGTCGAGCAGATTGATGAAATTTCACCAGGACTAGCACGTAAAGCAGCTGCCGCAAGTCAAGTTAAAGCAATTGAATTTAGTGATTATTCTGGTCTTTCAAATCTGCACAACAAAGAAGGTAAAAAGGAAGCGAATCGCCTAAATCGCAAATCAGACAAAGCGATGGATTATATT